TGATATCAATGAAACCACGATTATCTCGCAATGTCATCGCAACACCAGCAGGCCGTACACCATCCAGCACAAGGCTTAATGAGATACGTTGCAGCTGTGTTAAATCCTCATGCACATAGATAGCTACGTTACAATGTGTCTCAGTGATCTGTGTATTACAATCAAACCCAACCATCAAATCAATAAACAACAAAACATCCTCAATGCAGCAGTTTGTCATGTTCTTTAAAATCTTAGCGTAAATTGCTTTACGGTAAGTAACATCATCCATAACGTAGTCAGCAGAGTCCGGATCGGTAATGGATTTATAAACACCACCAACTGTTGTATCTGCAGTGCTGCCAATAGACGGGTATTCAGCTTGTGGATCATCGTAGAAACCGAAGTAACCCAAAGCAGCAGCACCGTAAAAGATTCGACCTATCCCAACAATCTCACCAATAACATCAAGCTGTTTACCTTTGGCATCAGCAAGATATCGAAGGTTGATTGTATCCTGAATTGCTTTACTAATTTCATCTACCTCAGATGTGATGATCTTAATGTAGTTAATCAGGTTGGGTGAGTTTCTATATTCACTGAGCATAATACCTTCAACTTGCTCAGTTGGTACGTCAAATTGAATGGTCTGCGAAGGTGGAAGTGGATTAAAGTCTGCGCTGTTAAACGACACTTACCACCACCTTGCTCGCATCAGTGCGTGCACGTTGCTGAGGTGTTAGGACCAAATCTGTTGTACCGAAAGTACCACCCACTGTAAACTTAATTTGCAATGAGTTGATCTTAATGTTTGGAACTACTGCTAGAATGGCAGAGAAGAAATAAGACCAATAAACATCCTCTGAAATATTCAGGTTGTTTACATGATCAACAATTGCTGCTTTAACCAATGTTGCAGAATCCACACTAGCTCCGGGGAGGTTTGTAATGGATGTTGTGATACTAATGTCAATTGGTGTTGGACGGCTTATGCCGATGTTGTGTGGATAACCTTTGCTGTCATTGATCACAGTGACGATACTGCCATAGGAAGTAATCCCTTGTGGCTTGTTATCATAAATCACTTGTGAAACTTCTGCTGGTGTACCACCTTCAACTACAACCAAGAAACTGTTTGCAGGAACACCATCAACTGTTGCCGACGTTGTATTCTCTATAATTGCAATATACGGCAGGTTCAAACTCTTAACACCTTCGTAGATAGCATCAACACTTGACGTACCACGACTGATAGTTGAGTTCTCACGACGTGCTCGGAATGCTGGGTCTTCTTCTCGAACGATGCCAGTGATGCCTGGCTCAAGGTTTGTTGCATTAGTCAACCCTGCAATTGTAGTTGTCAGTACATGCACTTCGTTTGCAAGAATCTTAATGGCCCCTTGCGTTGTACACTTAGCAGTTACGATTGCTGGAATAACAGCAACAGCAACAGTGGCAAACTCCAAACCATCAACCGTCTTGACAATATACCCAGCAGGAACTACTGTACCGGCAGTGCCAGAGAAAGTAATTGCAACACTTGTAGGAAGATTAGTAATCCGAGTAATGCCGTTGATTTCTGCAACTTTATCCAAACCAACTCCGTAGGCATTCGACGGACTGTACGCATTATAAGCACCCTCTGCTTGTTGCCAAACATCTTCCAGTAATTTTGCCACAATACCAATCAATTGCCCATCAGGACTTTCAGCCGATGTATCAAACTGTGAACCAAATGTACCAACAAACTTGGCATCAAAATCAGCAGTAATCTCGGCAGCTGACTTAACTGTAAAACCTTGTTCTGTTACTCCAGCCATTAGTTACCCCCTAAAGATACTGAACTGTTAATGATGCCCCAATCTGAAATAGCCTCAAATGTTACAGACAACATTCGCGTACCATGATTCAGATTTAGGTCGATACTTGTTACATCTTGCACATGGGGTGTACCGCGGATACTGGTTAAGATTAAGCCCTCGATCAAACCTATGTCTGGTGCCTTAATCATAATATCCGTAAACCAAGGTAGGCCAATATTTGGGTCGGCGTACCACTCATTAAGTACAGCTAACAGCCGGCACTTAACAAGTTGGGCTGTGTACTCAAGCCCCTCCACTCGGGTAGCACCACGACCTATAATAATATCATGTGTGGCACCATCGAGCTTTAAATTGTTAGCCATATAAACTCCTACACAACAGGTACGTTTGAGATACCACTACCCGGAACAACGCCAGAAGTTCTGTGTGTCTTGAGCGAGATAGTACCCGCCACAACATCATCATCAGAAGTAATCTTGCCAGTCACATGTAGTGTACCATTTATCGTAACGTTGCTATCAATTGTTGAAGTTGGGGCAGTTATGTGTAGGTTTGATACAGCAACTACTTCAATGTTCCCATCACTCACCAAGGTTATGCGCTGAGTACGATCACTATTTCGCAGTTCAGGTGAGGTGGAATTGAAACTTGTGATGGCCTCAGGTATGGGGTTGTACCCAACTAAAGCCACAGCATCATTGATGTTGTATCGACGGAAGTATTCATTCTTCGGCAAGCCGGAGGAGAATTTACCGATCTTATTTTTACCACCATACAGCCAATGACTATACCCTTTATCACAAAACATCAACAAGCAGTTGTCTCCAGCATTGACTGGGAACGTCAAAGAATACCCACCACCACTTGGAAATTGTACAGGCACATCTTGTAGTATAGGGAAATCATATTCCTCATACAAAGAGTCTAATGAGTTGTGATACTGCTCACGAGCTATTTCAACTTTTGCAACTTGCTTTACTGGATCAAACTCAATGATCTTACCCGGATAAGAGGTAAAGATCGGTTTCCATTCTGCCACAATACCTCCTATGCCAAGTCAGTAGCCTCAACAATATATGCAGTCAAGGTTGAGAAGTTGCCTGGGTCCAATGTTGGTGAAGCCATGTTCACCACATAAATATTAAAAGGTACGCCATGCTGTTTAAGGATGTTCGTACCTGAGCGAAGTGCTAGACTAAGCACAGTTACATTATTCCATGAGAAGTCTGTCACCCAACAGCGCATGATGTTGTTCCAACGACAAGCAGAGAAACGAACAGAACCTTGAAAGTCTACAATGATGCCAGCCTTATTCGAGAGTGGAATTTGATAACTCATAACACATACCCCGCGATAACGCCAACACCAGATTGTTTCAACACCTTGACCATTGTCTCAGTGTCTGTTGGTGTGTTTTGTTGCATTGCTTGCTTCTGGTCATCTGGAACATTGAACCCAATACGGCCATCAGGTTGAATCACACGAAGCTGCTCAAATGTGAGAGACACTGGAAGAACCGATGAAGTTGTGCTGTCTTGATTGATACGTACTTCACGGAGTACGCAACCCTCATATGTACCAAGGATTGTTGCAACATGCACAATTGTTCCATTAGTAACTAGGTCTTGAAGTTGTTTAAACTTCTCCTCAATTGGATTTTTTGTAATGCCTGAACTATCCATAGCATGTGCAGCACTACCCAACAAACTACCAAGCACTGGCCCGATAACTCGACTCACCATCGCACCAGCAACTTTACCTACGTTAGTAATGCTGAGGAAATCCCCATCAAACATATTTACGTTGGTGATCATGCCAGTTAAGCTGAACATCCTATTCTTCTTAATAGTGTGCTCGCTGATTAGAAAACCACTGCTAATTGGATAAGCTGTTACCTCATTAGAGAAGGCATGGCTCTCACTAATAACACAATCAAGTGCTAGGTAATCATACGATATTTCTGCAGACTCTTGCGGCACTTCACCGGCTGTTACAGTTGGGGGAGTGGCACCGGGCAGCAATACCTTGGTGTTATCAGCCACAATATAATTCTCTGTGACCTTTGTATCTTTAGACCATAAGATTATTGATTTCCTAAATGCCATTACTGCCCCCCTCGCTGTGCGTCAAGATTTCTGGCCATGCGTATATAGTCCTCTGTCTCTTTGTTTGTTTTCTCGCCCACCAAAACTTGAGACGCTGCTAGATTCCCACCATTATAATTTGCATTCATGGCGTCTAGGTTTCCATCATACCGCTTGTTCAACTCATCATACAACTTACCAGCAGCAGCGGTAGACTTAGCGAAATCCATCCTATCATCTTGTTGGTCGTTAATAGTCATACCCAAGTTTCTTCCAGTCTCCGGCATAATTTGATACGGACCAGCAGCACCAGCTTTAGATTCCACATTGCGAACACGGTCGTGACCACGGTTTTCGATAATCAACTTATCACGGAGGAAGTTACCCTTCTTTGTGTCACCACGAGCAACACTATCAATAGCATCATTCTGTTGTGGTGTGAGTTGCACTGTGCTCAATGCTTTGGCCTCACGTTCTGTTAGTGTATTGGAGGCATGAATGGATTGACGCACAGTAGGAAAGCCTTTGGGTTTGTTTGCCTCTTTACCAACATCCAAATCCCAAGTTCCTGGACCTACGCCATTACCGCTTACTTCATGATCGCCAACAAGGCCGCTGTTAAACTGAACCCCAGTGATGCGAGTTTCCCAAGCTGCTGCGTAGTTACTTCCAACATGTTGAGTATACAACACAAGATACTCTGGAAACACTGTGTGCGACCAAAGTGTATCACTCCTGAACAATACTGAGTCAGCATTGTTTACGGAGATAACTGCATCAGCTGGTGGACGGTTTGGATCGTTTGTCCTCGCACCCAAGAAAGCCGAAACATCAATAATGTCACCGCAGTCAATTGCAGTATTTAGGTTTACTGTCAGGTCAATCTTTGCAACAGTTGCTTGCGGTGTGCCCTTCAATTTATCTATAGACAACTTGTGCAAACTGATTTGATTGTTCTTGATCTTCTCTACTGTAGCAGCCGAGTTCATCATACTCACAATCTGTACATCACTGTTTGTACCACGGACATAGAAACGGAATTGCTCACCCAGCTCAACCAATGAGTGATTAACAGAACCACGCATAGTGTAACTAGGTATTGGTGTTGATAGAACATCATCATCCATACCAAAGAAGCGTGGTTCAGAAACATATCCAGCCTGTTTTGAAATCGCCTGAATCAAACCTTTGAGAGTTCCATTCTCATACACCAAGCCATTTAAGCCTGCGTTCATACTCATTGTTTGCGCAGAAAATGGAATACACCAAATTGAGGTTATGTGGTTTGGTGTAGCCTTTCGGCCAGCCACGTTCACAACATACCCATTCAGCATTGTGGATATTGTTGCTGGTTCATCCTTGTACCCAACATCAACTTTAATAGCACGGCGCTTTGTATCCAAAAGCATCTTCAATGTTTCAGGTGCTAAGTTATAAACATCCAACTTCAACGTATCTGCCATCCAACTTAAGTTGCCTTGATAAACAAAGTCAATTCTGTTTTCGGATGTAGATAGGAGAACAGCCCCTGTGTCTTTGTTGGTGATCTTTAAATCAATCTTACGTTGCCACATTAAATGTACCTCCTATCTTCTTTACTCGTTTGTTGAATGAGAATATGCAGATTGCGTCTTCTGCACCTTATCCCCTGATTGAGTTGTTACACTTACGCCAGATGCCTCTACTGTTACATGGATGTTTACATCTTTTGCACCAGAGCGATCAACCTGTCCTGAGTATGTTTCACCTTTGTCACCACGTTGGAAGTTGTCTGCACCAATAAGTTCACTTATTGTTTCATCAATACCCTTGCCAATTACTCCAGCAGGATTCTTAATGGTGTCAAGTTGCTTCTGAGCCCAGCCTGCACCCTCTTGGGATATCCCATAGTTTGTGGCGGCTGCCGCGCCACTTCTAACATGTACAGCTTCTGCACCAAAGTTTACAACCGCATTACTTTCAGCGTATGTTCTCATATCCGCAGTTGCACGATCGGCAGCTTGATCCACAATCTTCCGTTGATCTTGCTCAGACAAGTTGGCCATTGTTCCAGAGCCAGACAAACCAGAACGACGAAGTGCCTCAGCCGTAGTAAATGAATCATCACCACGAGCTTTAGATCTTTCTGTAATGCGACGGATCTTTTCAGTGGGGTTATCTGCAAGCTCTTGCATTTCTGCAATATCGAGCAAGCCCAATGTCCCAGTAACTTGAGAAACAGCACCACTATAATCACCAAGTCCCATTTGACCTGCGAGTTGTGCACCAGACAAAGTAGCAGAACGAGCATCACGATCAGACATACCAGCACCACGAAGTGCGATGTTATTACCAAGGAATGTCCCTGGGTTTACACCGTAATCTAGTGCTTGTCCAATATCTTCACGAAATGCTTCGGCTAGTTTCTGTGCACTCCTATCCACCGTCTGTGTAACATCTTTGACGGTTTCGTAAGCTGTACTTAACCAACCTCTACCTTTCTCTCCAATACTGGCGCCATCATCACCACCACCGTCACCACCGGCAGCATCACGTCTGGCATTCTCTTTATGTGCTTGGTTCCAAGTGCGAGCAAAAGCCATACCTTCACGTTGTTGTGCATCTTGAAGTTTCTTACCATCAAGTGCCTCTTCAACTTCAGTCTTGCTTGCACTAACAAGGAAACCATACTTACCAGATTTGTCAGCAGCCATTGCAGCATTAGCGGCAAGGAACTCAGCTTGAGTCATTCCAGCGTTACGCTCAATACTATCTTGAGCTTGCTGTATCTTACCTTGATTGCGTTTGCGCCATTCCATATCAGCGTTGACTGTTTGCATTTGTGTGCGAAGTTTACCATCCACTTCAACACCCTGCATAATGTCTACAGAATCAAGGTTACCAACTGCCATCTGCATTTGAACTTGATCGTGGTATTGTGCAAAGTCACGAAACTCTCGTGGTGCTTTAAACTCAACACCTTTACGCATAGGCTTGCCATCTTGTGTAACAAGTCCATCAAGAGAGGCACCACCGGGGAAACCTTTATTCTCAAGCAAACCAAGTTCAAGAACTTCTGTGTTCGTCTGGCGTTCATACTCTTGTCGAATAGAACTTTCCATACGTTTGCCACGCTCAATATCTTCACTAGGATATGGCTGAGTTGTGGTTAATCCCCAGTTCTCCATCGACTTCTCGCCAACAAAGGTGTTGCGAGCTCGATCACTTGTAACCATTCGTTTAGCATCAGCAGCAGTTGCTAGCAGCTTTCTTTTATCCAGCCACTCTTGACTACCTTGTGGTGCATTGCTAATAGATATATCTGGGTTTTGGCTCTTATACTCTGCTTGAGCTTCAGCTAACCTTTCACTACGTGTCCCAGAAACATTTTTCTGTGGTGGCTCTTCAGCAGTTTTTACAGGAGCTTTACCAACAGTTGTTTCAGTAGTTTTTACAGGAGCTTTATCAACAGTTGCTTCAGTAGTTTTTACAGGAGCTTTACCAACAATTGCCTCTTTATTACTTTGGCTGGTAATGCTTTGTGTTTGGTTTGCCGGGCGTGCTCCAGTTAGACTTTCAACACGAGAATCACGAGTGGCAATAGACTGGCCTAAACGGCTTCCGTGGGTGGCCTGTGTCGTCGCGTGTGACGTTCCAAGGTTGTCCCCAGGGGATGCACGCTGGTTGGTGGCTGCGCCTTCCCTAACGCCCTCTGCGGCTGCCATATCAACGCTTGGCGCTGCCCGTGCAAACGAGTCGTCTACCTCCGGGCCTTCTCGTGTAAGCTGCTCCAAACCGCTTGGCTCGACGTATGCGCGACCTTCACCCTCACCCGCTACGTTAGTGTCGCCACCTCCCGTATCATCGCCCGTTGGGCCGTCTGCGTCCATCAATGAGGCGTCTGCGTCCTGCAATTCACGGTATTCGTCAATCTGCGTTAGGTTGTTGTCAACATAATCAGCAGACAAATCACCAGCCGGTTGAAAGAACACATCCACAGTGCGTGCAAGTTCGTCACGAGCATAGCGATCAAGTTGTGGTTTATGGAATTGATCTTGACTTGCAAGCTGTTCATCCAATGATTCTTCCACTCGATCATAGTCAAGGGAAAGTCCACCACCCCAAGACTGCCTTCCTACATCAGAGTCGCTAATACCAAAGATTCTACCAAGTTGTTTAGGTAGTTCTGTAAGTGCAGCACGTTTAACAGTGGCACGTTGATATTCATCATCCTGACTTTCAAATCGACTGTACGCAATGTTCTTCGTACCATATCCGATGAGTGTAGAAAGTGTATCTGCTTGTGTGGGATCATCTGTCCAACGTCCAGAAGAAGTCATACCACGCTTTACAACACTTGAAGCAAACTCACGAAGCTTACTGCTATTCAATGACCCAACAAGTTCATGGGGACTTGGATACGCAGTGTAAGCTGCGATAGGTGCAGTGAAGCCAGCTTGTCCAGCATTAGCTAAACGTACTGCTTCTTCTGTACCAAGCTCAACAGAAATCTTTGCAAACAGTTCCTCATTGCGTTGAATGTTTGTTGCGTTAGCTACTGAGATTTCTTTAAGTCTTTTAGGAAGCATACTACTAAGCTGCATGGATATAAGACGTGTGGCCTTACTCCGTTCAGCTGGTGTCATGTATTCCAGTTGCTGTGGATCAATGTATTGCTCAGCAAGATTGTCAAAGTATTCCTTGACGTTAGCTTCATCTGGTAATCCAAGCACTTCTGTTTGTTGCTGTTGTGGCGTCAAACCTTGAAGTGTGTTAGCCACCTTCATATACTCAGGAACCTTCACAGGTGCTTTGAGTTTGAATTCTTCCCCGTAGAAAGTTGGTGATGCTTCCTTGGTCAGTGGGATTACGTCGTAAGAACCCTCCTGCTTATTGAATGCCCCGAGGATAGATGCAAGTGCTTGATGGGGTGAGGTGAAGTCCTGTGCATAACTAACTTCCGATAGTTGCTCAATATCCTCTTTCTCAACATCAAAGGTTCCACCATTATCACCAAAGTCAAGTGCAGCCTTTTTACCAGTCAACATCGACGGAGTTAGGCCAGACTTAATAAGATTCTTGTAGATTGACAATTCCTCATTGCTGAAAGATTTGGCACGCTCAAGTGGAGACATTGATTGGTATTGGTCATACTTTGTAAGCACTGCTGCAAGTTCGTTTTCCAAACCTGCTGCTCGAATCTTTCCAGCCACTACAGTTTCTGGAGTAATGAGGTTTGTAGTTTCTTCAAAGTCGCTGGTTATTGCACCAGTTTGTTTTCCGATAAACTCTCGTTTCTCTTGAATCTGTTCCAGCTTTCTTGTTGTCGCATTCTTATTTGTTTGCGCAACCTTCGCTTTTACTAATTCGTTCGTTGATACCAAAGGCACTTCACGAAACCTTGCAAAGCGATCTTCCAACAACATTTCTTGTACATCAAGATCATCCCAGTCTTCACTTGCGATAACCCTTTCAAAAGCCTTTGCATCACCACCAGTGGCTTTCGCCATGAAGTAAGCAAGCTGCTTCCGACGCATTGCTTTGTCTTTCTTCTTTTGAGCTGCACTATTAGCATCAACTGTTTCTGACACCATAGATTGCTCAGGGGCTTTATACTCACCATTGGAGCGAGTAACCGTCACAGTTGGTTTAGAGCGTTTGCCCAATTTCAGCACAGGCTTTTCTACGTTGAACACACCATATTCTGTAACTGCCGGTAACTCTTTTTCATCCATTGTCATGCCCTCAACTAATATGTTCTTTAAGGTCTATCAATTCGTGCATAAGAAATAAATCGTCGATGCTGTATGTGTAATCTTGAAGTTCTTTCAAAGTACACATTGGAGGGTTAGCAATCAATGGACGATGAAGAAAGTAATTAACATTAGGGAAAAGTTCAGCAAGTGTTGGGCCTGTCTTCAAATCGGCCTCAGTGTTATATGTGAAACTCCCATCAGCATTCGTCGTAATAGATACAACTTCCTCTACTACACTTTCTTGATTGCTTCCATTCTTGCTAGACCTTCTGCGAAAAAATCCTTGAAGTTTACCTCCAGTACGAATGAGAACAGGTCATAGATGAACATCAAGTCACCACTAAACTCCACATCGAAGTTAGTTGCACTAATCTCAACACCATCAATGCGTGCTGCACAAATACATTCTTTAACCAAAGCAAGGAACACTGGCCGCTCTACACGTTGCAAAATGAACATGAGGTTAGCGAAAGTCCAGTCACCTAATACAAAACCCAAACAATCATCACCCATAGTGGTCAACAGGTTGATTTGCATATCCATAGCCTTTGAAGCTGGCCACTGACGAACAAATACTTGCTTCCCCCGAATCTCACGAGTCTCTTGTTTACACGCCATAATAGTTCTCCTAAGCTGAGGGCCCAATTGCCCCCAGCAAACATTCTGTTAATTACAGGCCGACGTAATCGTACTTGCCATTGGTGAACCAGATTTGCTCAAACTCAATTGTCCAACTGAGTGAAACAATACCAGTACCACGAACGATAGCAGGCATAACAGGAATGAAACCGTTTACACCAGTTACAAGAGCCAAACCCATCTTATCGTTCATCAATGCCTGAATTGGGTCGAAGGTAGCACGGTTGCCACTCAAGCCAGTGTTCTGCGAAAGGATTGCACGACTGTTTAGAACAGCGTTGTAATCACTGGTTTGCAGCAAGGTGAATACAATACGACCAGAGCGGTCAGCAATAGTTGCAACAGACATTTCACCACGAGCACCAATTACTTTCGTGTGTTGCACGTTAGTACGGCCTGCAGAAATGATACTGTTGTTATCCGTAAACCCGGTTACAGGAATACCGTCGAGCAACAAATCGACGTTATAAAAGCTATACTGCTTCATAAATTAGCTACTCCTTATTCCGAGAACGAGCCAGTAATAGTGATCTTATGGATTGCACCAGCACCCACAGCAATGAAAGTAACACCACGGTAGATGCGATTACCTTTGTCTGCATCGCTAACATCGCTAACAGGGATGTAATCAATGCGATAACCCAATTCAAGGTAAGTGCCATCAGTTGTATAACCCGGGGCAATCAAGCCGTTAGTTACACCTTGACGCAAACCTCGCTCAACCTTCTGGATAATCATGCTTACACCAGTGTCGGTATAAGGAATCTTAGTTGGCGAGCGATACATCAGGTTGAATACATCAGTCTCAATACGATTCTGCAACCAGTCGGTGCCATGAACAGTATCGAAGAAAGTGCCATCAGCCATCTTACCTTCATCGTAGATGGAGTTACCACCAGCATCCAAGAAGACGTTACAATTGATAGAAGCCAAGTGGCCCTTCTGGCTAGAGCTAAGTTTAGCAACAGGAATTGTAGGCAGCTTCTTGTACATCAAAGTTAGGGTAGTATTAGTACCTTCGAAGTTGACGGTGAAAGCACGGCCAGCTACAGACACACCAGCATAACTACCAGCAACAGGTGCATAAGTAGAAATTGTGCGCTTGAGGCTTGCATCTTTCATCTGACCAACCAAGGTAGTTGGAGCAGTGGCAGTCAAGCAATCCGCATCATTGGTGGTGTTGAAGAACACTTTGTTACGGGCCTGAGTCCAAACAGCAGCATCATAAGATGCTTGCACATCCTCATACTCAGCATCAAGTGCAACACCGTAGAACGAGTTGTCATATTGTTCGCATTGAGTGAGTGCATCTTCTGGAGTCTCTTCCGACTTACCTTGTACAAGCGTGGCAGACAACATGCCAATAGCAGCAGCTAGGCCACTAACATCAGCAGAGGCAACAGTGATGGTGGAAGTTACACCGGAGGTTGGACTTGTGATAACAAACTTACCAAGGCTTGCATCATACGAACACAGTGTACCCGGAAGCTGTACTTGCAGTTTGGTTTGGATTGCGGATGCAGCTTGAGCAAACGATGTTACAGCGCTCAGGTTTACAGCACTAATAACAACCAACGTACCATTCACAGTCATGGTGAAACCACCAGCAGTGATAGCTTGCAGTGTGGCCAAGTTTGGAGTGTTGTTACCAGTTGCTTTTGCAGGTGTATCAGTACCGTCAATCAAACCAACCATGAAATAGATAGGCTTCGGTGATTGAGAGTAGTAAACAGTTGCAGCTTTGTTAATTTCACCGGCAGGGAAATCAGCAGCCACAGCTTTGATACTGGAATACTGGCGAACCCGCTCAGTGGGGAGAATTGGTGCAACACCTGCGCTTGCTTCTTTACTCAGGAACAAGAGCTTGCCGAAACCCGACAAACCTTGTGGAGTAGGTGCAAGCGTAATGCTTACGTCAATATACTCGGAAATTGGAACTGACGACATATTATGTATGCCTCCTTATAAAATTGTTTTACGGTGTGAACTGCATGTCAATAACGATTGGCAGTGTAGTCCCACCTTCGGTAAACTCACCATTTACTACAGCTTCAACGATGCGAGGTATACGAGTTTCTTGCTTTCGAATAACATTAAAGTCAAGTCGAATTGCCGTCCTTACTTCCCACTGAGATTCAAGTGCCAAGGTTTTAACTTTGATTGGACCCTTACTGATCAGTACCATGCCCAACTTCTTCATTAAGTCTAGGACGTCAGGTCGATAGAAACTGTTATTAAGGAAGTCCACATCAACATCATCCCGAGAGAATAGAACATCAAAGGATAGGATGCGAAAACCCCTTGTAGTGAATACAAATTCATCAGCCACACTGTCATAGATATTATCTACTTGGTCATAGCCGGGTGAATATGTACCCATAAGCCTTACTGCTGCATAAGCATCAACAGGCGGTCGAGGGGCATTCTTAAACATTGGATATGAATAACGTGGTTTCAGGACACATTGGTCAATAATCTTTTGAACCTTTTGAACGTCTGAGTCCATACTACCACCCATTTACTGCAAGAGGATGTGAAGCAGTCTCTTGTGTAATTAATACACCAAGTTCAGTAAGTAATGCCGAACCATCTTCTGTGTAGATGCTTGTTGGATAACCTTCTACCAAGACAAGGTTCTGCACCTTGCTTGCGATAACCATGTGGAAACCTGCTGCACTATAGTTGCCGTGTTGCGTAACAAAGTATGTTATGCCATAAACACTTAGCAAACTATTGATAGGCATTTCAGTGCGTGAGTGAAACTTCATAAACCCCGGTTGCCTTTCTAACTCAGGGTTTGCTTTTAGTTGTTCACCAAACACACCTTCATCACGATCACCATGAGGAATGGGTGTTGCTTGAATGTAAGAGGCTGGGCCCATTGCATTCTTAACCCATTGGTTATCAGCATCCCAGTAACCGCCGACAGGACTGCACATCAAGACTTTGGTTGTTGTATGTCTATTGAATGCCCGACGAACACTAATCATTAGTAGATCATCCTTGCACCAGCGAACGCTTGGTTGCGCCACTTCAAGTATGTCTGTCCATAGATCGTACTGTCGTAGTTATCCAACGTACCATCAACTTCTCGTGCTACAGCATACTCAACCAGAACATCGTCAACATCAGAGCTGCGAATTGGCATCATTGGGTTAATGTCACCCGCTTCACTAGCTTGAGCTACTGAAAGATTATGGGCAATGAGATAAGCCTGAGCAACATCGTAGACATTGATCCAGCGGCCATCATCAGTACCCATTTCAATTACAGCATCCCCAAAGAAGATATCAAATCGTCCTTGGGATATGCTAGTGAACTCAGGGAACCTTGCTACAAACATTGGCAAAGTAACCATATTGTTCTCCTTTATTTATGCACACAGAGTTTCATACAGACCAGCAATCTCTGCTTCTGTGTGTGTCTCTTTACTAACAGTAAGTTTCTTGTCAGACAGAGCTTTAATCATTTGTGCCAATGTTACTTCGCTCTTAACCTTCTCAACAATTGTCAGGTCGCCAATGCGTACACGCTCTGCAATGAGGTTGACTTCACGAGTCACGCCGGTAGGTTCGTTGAAGGTACGGTAAACAGGCTTCTTGTCAATGATGGCACCCGGAATTACCTCCGTAACCTCTTTCATTTCACGGACAGTTGTCTTACCGGATGTTGCCTGAATCCACAGTTTGTCATCAATCTCAACAGTTGCTTCTGCTGGAATTGCAATGAGTACAGTTTGTGGTGTCTCAGGTTTAGTAATTTCAACACCAGTTTCTGTTACGAACTTGGTAACTTTACCAGCATTGGTGCGAGCGTTCAGCATGATTGGTGCCTGTGTGTTATTCCGAACTTGCATTTTGGTTCTCCTATATTAGTAAAGGATTGCTTCTTGGTTTGATACATCCATTAAATGCAGCTTTAAGCATTTGATTTTCTTGGTGTGGGATTAAACAACATGTTTCTTTACTGTACAACTTACCACCTTCACCATACTTATCTTTGTCTAGTTGATAGTCATTGTCTGGATTACACCAATCAGTATAACCATCAAGCAACTCAAAATCTTTGGCAAATGTTTGGAAGTTGTGCCAGTTGTGGTGTACTGTTGCATTATTGTATGTACTACCCATTACTGGATTCGCGTAACACCTTTGCAACATAGCAACCCACAGTCCGTAGACTTTATTTGGCCTCCACTTACCTGAGGTTGTTTTACGTTTTGTTTTATATGGCCCATCACCAAGGAATCCAACCCCGTGAACTGTGGCATGAAAGGGATCACTCACTTTGCCACTCTTTATGTGATCGACCCTAGCTTCCCTTTCAAATCCAGTGTGTATGAACTTCACCCATCTGAAATTCATACGTTCACTATTGGATTTGATAACAAGAGAGCCATTATTGGTGGAATACATCTCACCCGGTCTATATGCTTTTGTTATCTTCAAAATATTGAGCCTTTAAGTTACATCAAAAATTAGATGCCATACCAAATATCAATCGCCCGCGGGTAAGTTACTTCCAGCCCGGCGAAGCGACCACGGCCAGGGACTTCATAGACCAGACCGTGCAGTTGCACTGGCAGGAATTGAAGCGGCAGAGGTTCACGAATACGGACGGTTTGAGTACCTTCCGGGGTAGTCTTCGCCAGAACAATGAAGCAATCCGAACCAGCATCACCTTTGCCGTCAATGGCGTTCAGGGCTTTAACAGCACCCTTCTTAATACCAAACTGGTTGTTGTTGCACCAGAAGTCAAGAATGGTGGTGTCGCTCACTGCAGAACGTGGGGTGGAAGCAATGTAGTTCCATTGCAACACAGGCAGCCACAGTTCGGTCGGGGCGTGAATCTTCTTGGTAGCTGCATACATTGCGCCACAAGCGTTGTTCAAATCCTTGATAATTTCATCAGGGGTTTTGGTAGCCCAAGTGGTAGTAGTTGCAGCACCAGCCGGAACTGGGTTGTGTGCAATGTTCGGGTGAGCGAACAAACCAACGAAGCCAGCGGTAGCATCACCACTCCAAACAGCATCGTTTACATATTCTTCATAGCCACGACGTGCAGCCATTGCTTTACGAGCTTCCAGAGGCATACCGGACATTTGAGCGGATGCAACTTCGTCGATATCGTAATCGTAGGCACAACCAACCGACTTAACAGTGATCGAGTATTCACGACCCGAAATACTGGATTTTGGCAGGTCAGTGGCACGAGCGTTAATTACTTGTGCTTTACCAACACGGTCATACGAACGATAGGTGAGGCTAGTTGCGCCAGCACCGCCCAAGGTCAGAGTTGGGAAGCAATCACGAGCTTCCAAATCCGGATACAGAACATCATAAGTAGTCTGTTCAATTACTTCCAGTTGACGCTGGAAGAACACACCATCGTTATCCGTCAGGCGTGCATCGTTATCAACCAACTTCTCAAAGTGGTCATTCAGGGTAGCAACAGAACCATCTTGCAATTTTACTTCACGAGCCATAATTCAAATCTCCTTTATTCTTAATAATTAAACAGTAGCAGTACCGTTGATCATCGCGCGAGTAATCATCACACGAACAATATCACCAGCGCCACCCGAGGAGTCGAATTTCATGTTCGAAGCCTTGACATAACCAGCAGTTGCACCAGAGGTAACTTGACCAGTGGTGGAGTTTACATATACATCGCCACCAGCAGTTGCAGCAGCAACAGTGTTGACATAGATAGAACCTTCCAACAGGACAGGAACAATTGCACCAGCAGGGAACGGAGCTGCACCAGTGTTCGGACGGAAATCCGATTCATTGGTCATCTGGCGAATAACAATACCAAACTGTTGACCAGCACCAGCACTACCCAGATCAACTTCACGCTCAGTGGTGCCACGTTTAACAACGAGGCCCTGCTTCAGTGCAACTTTAGCACGGAAGCTTTCACGAACACTGTTAGTGTAAGTCAGACCATATACATTGCCGACTTGGAAGTCTGGGGTGTTAATGTTGTAAGATTGAACAGGCATAGTTATTTATCTCCTTGATAACGCTTAATCATATTCTCACGAGCAATTACTGCTGGACTTTGAGAATCTTCGTGTTTTACTTTAATACCAGCAACGTCACGCAACATGGTGGACATTTCTGTATCTTTCTCATGTACAAAATCCTTGTCTTCAAGGAGGATGCCATACCGTACTTCTACGTATTGATCAGACATATTAGCTGGTGCTGTAGGGCAAGCCTTAGTCACTACTTCACGTTTGATTTCAATTTGAGACTTACCTTTAACATCAATGCCATCACAGATGGACAACACTTCTGCAACGAATGCCATACGTTGTTCAACCAGTGCATCAATGTCTTGTAGCTTTGCAACTGTTGCCAGAGCGTCAGTTAGTTTTGCTTCGGTGCTATCCAACTTGGCTTTAAGTGTTTCCACTTCAAGTACCAATGCGGCATCAACAACCTTAACATCTTCAACGACTGCTTCAATCACAACTTCCGGAACCACCTCGACTGTTTCTTGTTCTTCCACAACTTCTTCAAGTTCTTCTGCGGAGTCTTCAATAGCAGCAACGCCTGCACGACCCTTAGGCACGATGGCGATATGGTTTGCACGGATATTTGTTTTCTTGGCATGATAACCAACGGTATCAAAATCACACATTACCAAGGAGGCAGTATGACCAGAGGATAGTTGGTTAGTGTTTGCACGAACAAGTGCAATTGTATCTGCATCATTGATAACCAAAGTACCAATAAGCATTTCACCACTTTCGTCTTTCATTGGCATACCTTCCAGTACACCCTTCAAAAGATCTTTGGCATTCTCTGTATCAACATCAACAGTAGGATGACCGACAGTGATAGGTGCAGAACGATAAGACTCAATAGAAGCTTCATCAAACAAATCCTCAGCCAAAGTCATAATCTTGACAATGGATTCTGGATCATGATCTTTAAAAGCCGAGCCACATTCTTTTGCCTTGTATTCCATGATGCCTGTGCGTGCGATAGAACAAGGAGCAATCATCTGACCACTAATCTTAAACTTGCGCTTGGTAGGCATATGGAGTTTATCTTGGAAGCCTACATCAAATGCTTCATCAAGAAATCGTACCATACGATTCATTATTTATCTCCTTTGTTATCAGGCCCGTCTGACGGACGTGAAATCTTAGCTGCTCCCGGTGGAGGTGCAGTTGGCAATGCTCCCATATCCTCACGACTATAAATGTTCTTAGTGAACAAAACATTTTGAGCCGCCTCTGGAGTAAGCACACCTGCTTCAACCAAAGCAACCAAAGATGTCACAGTGTCTTTCTCACGAACTTCTTTTTGTGCAGAAGATTCAGGGAAGATGCAACGCCACTTATACTTCCAAGCAGGTAAGCCAAAGTGTGCTTGAACAATCTGATCCAGAATCTTCAAGCGTGGCCGGTACTCCATATTTTGAATCGCTACCAACAAGTCGATATAGTTTACCAGATCACTTTCACCTGTAGCATTCAGGCCATTTGGCGATGCTGAAAGGAACCGTGTTGCAGGGATACCTACAGCAGCAGCAATAACTTCCAAGTATTCCCAAATGATATCCTTGACACCATTCAGTGCAATTTTCTTGGGTGCATATTCCTCATTGCTGTCAAGAAGGATACAGTTGTAAACCGACTTCATTTGCTTCATCATTCGGAATCGCTTCATTACTGCCATTTCCCCAACGGGGTTTGTCAGCATGTTTTGCAATCCGTTTACTGTTACCACATCAATGTTAGCCTCTGTTACCAATTGAGCAGCAGCCTGAACAGCAGTGTGGAAATTGTCGACGATGTTATTCAAAGGAAGTAGTACACTATCCGAGTACCACTGGTTGTGCCAGTTCTCGTACATCGGCAAACGTGTACCTTCAAAACGAATCAATCGTGAATGGTGAATGCGTGCTGTACTACCTGCGATCATATAGAACTCAGGTTGACCATACCAAGGTGAAAGTGGATTGGTGTTAATGCCACCAGTACCTAACAGCCGTGTACGATCCACTACTTGCAAACTATTGATACAACCTTTCTTCAACCGATTTAGGTCAAGTGGTGTATCCATCTTACCAGTACCTTTGATATCCAGAAGGATAGCAGAAGTACCATAAACACGTGCCCACTTGTAAGCCTCATTAAAAAGGCCAGCCATGTTGAAGTGTTCATCAGCATCTTGTGCATCTTCACTATCTAGTTCACGCCATGCACGAGTAGTGTCTAGCGGAATGATTGTGCAAATCTTTTGAGCAATCCAGTCTTCACGGAAACGAGTAATCAAACCCTCTTGGTCTGAGTTACCGTTAGAACGTCGCCACTGGTTGTAAACTGTTTTATCGTTGGCACCACCCAGTCCTGAGACTACGTTTTCCAATCCATCAGCAGCTTGCATCGTTCCTTCTGGAGTTGCCTGAATAAGTTGATCCATGGCTTCCAGTAAAACTTTATCCTTCGGGTCGATTACTTCTTCACTCATAGATCATCCCGCTTGCTAGAGTAACCATTAGGTTTTTCCAAATGATACTCGGGCAGGGTCGTTACTTGTAGCTCTACGCGATCACTAACTGTTTCCACAGTTGCGATGATATTGCCACTAGCATCTACGATATGAAAAAGGTTATTGCCCGATGCCTTCTTACACAGACGTGTGTTAAGCATAGCATTCTCCTTATTAAACCCAACTTTCATAGTTAGCCGAACTTCCACTATATTGAATAACAACTGCATCACTTACGTTATCAACAACGTCGTCATGGCCAGTTGAACTGCCTAAGCCAGTCATGCCAAGAATCTCACGCATAACGTGTGACTTATGTACATGCTCACTTGGAAACCATATTCTACCTTGTGCAAAGTACGGAATGGTGTTAAGGAAGCGCGCAACCTTGTCACCAGAACTTTTGTCCTTAGGTACAGGCAATACACGAACATCCCCATCACGAGTAAATTGTTGGTTAAGGAATTGTCCAGAACTTTTATCTTCCATGTACAATGCTGTAGGCAGCATACAGGGATAACCAAGGTCTAGCTTGTTGTGTTTATTCCAGAACTTAATTAACTCAATTTTCAATTCAGGTGTCTCAAACTTGCCAAGCATAATGTCTGCAAGGTAGAGGTCGTTGTTTCTCATTACTGCCCAATAACACACAACAGAATAATCTGAATAATCCATCTTTGTCGATGCAGTATCAGCAGTCATAAATGTACGAATAACTTGTGACTTATCAAGTTCAAGATATTCCTGCCACCAAGCTTCTTGTACAAGACCAGTGCCTTGTGCAGTTGGATCACCCATGTATTGACTGTTAAATGTGTAAGGTGAAGCAACCTTCATTGCCTCAAGGCTTTCCAAACTTTTACGAGAAGGCCACAATGCAGACTTTGCTTCTTTACGTTTCAAGTTGTAAATAACAGGGTTCGCATGAGTATAGGCTTGCTTCTCAATAATCTTGTCATACCAATCTTTACTGCCAACACCCGGCTCAATGATTGCAGGAATGTTCAACCAATCATAACGATCACTTGAGTTACCACGAAGTAGATACCCCACAAGGTCTTCATCGTGTACACGCTGCATAATGATGCACATTGGAGTGCGGGCACATTTTACTTGTTCACCTTCATCATTCTGTACAACACCATCATTTGCCAAACGAGACATAAATGTGTTGTCATAACGATCGTTAATCTCAGATCGTACAGTGTTTGAATACGCATCCTTTGGCTTGATAATGTCATCCACTACAAAGCAACCAGAATAAACTCGTGTCAAACTGCCAGCACCTTTACCAGTTAGTTTACCACCAGAAGGAACAGCGTGAAGCACGCCACCTTTAGTTGTACCCCAACGTTCCAACGATCGTTTACTCGCATCAATCTTCAATGCAGGAAACACTTTCATGAAAAGTTCATTAAGCATAATGGTGCGAATGTAACCACTACTTTCAGCAACAACGTCATCAGCATAAGAAGTGATAATGTTGTGCGAACCAGCGTTGTGACAAAAGCTGTATAGTGGAAGAAAGATACTTAGAATCTGTGTCTTGGAGTGTCGTGGTGGAATTGTAACAATTACTCTATCACGTTTACCATCGACAATATCTTGACATACATCGAAAATGATACTGTGGAAATCTTGCATCTGGAATTTGAATCCCATCTGCAATTCAAAAGCCCACTTACTAAAAGTTTCGAAGCTAGCCATCAGAATGTTGCGAGCCTCTGTGCAATCCTCATTGTTTATCTCGTCGAGATTCACTTCAAGCGGATTGTTGATAATGGCTTGTGCTAATGATGTTTTCTTTAATGCTACACGAACAACAGCAACATCGCCGTTGCTATCAAGTTCAACCTTACCCTCTGTGATAATTTTCTTAATCTCAGAACTGTAAACTGTGTTGTTCTTGTGGTCGGCGCTTCGCAGTGCTGCTAGTTGTGCTTCTTGAAGTGCTTTGATTACAGCGTTTGTTTCAAGGCCTTGACCTTCAATCTCACTGCAAATGGCTTTATCGTATTGTTCAACAATAAATTCATTTTCTGATACATATTTACGCAACTGCGGTAGTGTCAATGGTATTCCACGACTTCTACTAACCTTTAGTAGGTCGCCATAGTATTGTGTAAGCAGGTTGGCAATGTAGCCATCAAGCTGTTCATCAATTGGGATGGCACTCATACTTCTGGCTTCTTAAATTCAATCAAATACAAATGGTTAAATTCTTCATTTGTCATTTGTGGCTCTACATCGTTTTTCTTTTCATCCACATAATGGACATATTCACATACTGGGCATTCGCCAGCTACTAAATCAACAATGTGGCCACAACCGCGACAATGCTTGCGGCAATCGTGACTACCTTTACTCATTTTGGTTCTCCTTAATAATTGAGTCGAAGACTCGGAAATTGAAACATGTTATGTGCTTCGAGCTAAACTCTCGCCTTGCTCCGCTCTCGCTCTTACCTCATTCCCGCTTCTGCCCTTCCGGCTAGGAAAGCCATGCGGCTTGAGCTATTACAAACTAGATTTGGGAATTAATACAGGAGTGAGGTGTAACAATGTTTCTAACTTGAATCTTCGATTCTTCTTTGTCTTTGTTGGTTTGTCTTGTTTCTTGTTGGCTGACCCCAGCCGGGGGCCGCTGCGCGTGCTAAAGGCATTATATGCTTGCCCAAAAAGCCGTCAAGCTGTGCATTCATACACCTGTTTAGCCATACAGGCTGGACGGATGAACAGTGCTGTATGGCCATACAGTAGTGTTGGCAAGCCACTAAATAGGGCCGCTGTGAGGCGTTAGGCTGTTCAGGCCACAATGGTAGCGGGTAGTGCCACGACGCCTCGCCAGCGAGCAGGTTGGTGCCGCTGGGTCAATAAACCCAGTCGCCCGTCATGCCACCTTTGGAGTATTCGCTAACCTTCGTTTCAAAGAAATTAGATTGACCTTCAGCCAAAATCCATTCTAACCAAGGGTATGGATTTTCCAAACCTGGCCAATTCTCTTTGAAACCAATTTGCTGCAAACGACGATTTGCAACAAAGCGAATGTATTGCTTCATACCATGAATAGTGAGTCCTTCGGGGGCGCCTTTTGCAAAGGCATCGTCGATGAATACATCTTCAAGGTCAACAGCAATACGATACATTTCATAAACTTTTTGCTTGAATGCATCAGTGAGTACATCTGGATTCTCCTTGCAGAACGTCTTGAACAACTCAGACATTCCAAGTACGTGCTGAGTTTCGTCTCGGATGCTCCACTCAGTAATCTTGCACAAGCCCTTCATCTTTCCAAAACGCTGAAAGTTGAGTAGCATCACAAAACTGCTGAACAGTGACATACCTTCGTTGCAAACTGTTTGAGCCAAACTGAGGGCAATGCCTTCATCTGTTGACACATCGTTGCTTTGCATCATGGAAATCTTATTTGCCATTGAATCAAACTTAAGAAACTCTGAGTAGATTTTCTCTGGCAAACCGATGGTATCAGTGAACAATGCGTATGCACGTTGGTGGATACCTTCACGAGCTGCAAAAGCAAGAAGCATGCAACGGGCTTCATTGTTCTTGAACACTGGAATAAACAGGTCACAGTAGTTTTGACCAACTTGGCAATCTGTCTGCGTAAACAATCGCATGATTTGAAGAACATAGTCCTTTTCAATCTGATCAAGTACACCAGTGTTCCACTGAGCAACGTCATCCTGCAATTCAATCTCACCCTCAATCCAATGGATTTTTTCGTGAGCTACAGCGTACTCCATGAACTGTGGATATTTGAATGGTTTATATGTGGTGCTAAATTCTTGTAACATAGGTTCTCCTTATGCGTGACAAGCAGTGCATTCGTCAGCATCACCTAGGATTTCACGAATTACTTCTTTGGAAAGTTTATCAGCTTTAACAACACTACCAGTGCGTGCGTAGTAAAGACCTTTCAAACCTTTTTTGTGGGCATACATGTGCACACGGTTGAACAACTCTTTTGTGCAGTCTGCTGCAAATGAGAGGTTGATAGATTGACCCTGACACAAGTGGACTTGGCGTTCACTCGCTTGATCAATTACAGCCATCATGTTTGTCTCTTTGAAGGTTTTGAATACAGCCTTCTCTTTGTCATCCAAGCAATGCAACTTCTGAACAGAGCCATCATCTTCGATGACAAGTTCCCATTGTTTGTTAATCCATTGTTGAGCAGTCATGCCCAACATTTCCAACATTTTTACCGGAACTTTAGTTTCCAGTTTACGTTGTAGATGAGGATTCTTAACAAGGTGGGTACCGATGCGAGTCCGATGAGCAAAAGCGTTAGAATGTATAGGCTCAACACTAGCAGTACAATTGGACATAATACTACTATTAGCATTAGGAGCAATAGCAAGTAGATGCAAGTTGCGAGCACGATAACCAGTCTCTTCCGCATCAGGGCAGTTACCGCGAATACGCGCAAGCTCCAAGCTCTTAACTTGTGCCTGACGTTTAATTTCGGAGAAGATTTGACGGGTCCAAGATACAGCTGTGACAGATTCAAATGGAATGTCATTAGCCATAAGTAGGCCGTGCCAACCCATAGCACCAATACCAATGTCGCGGCTGCGCATCGCTGCGTAAGCTGCTTTCTTAATTTCGTGAGGTGCGCGCTGAATGAATACTTCCAGTACGTTATCCAACATTTCAACCAAATCACCAATGAGAGTAGGCGCCCATTCATTCATTTTCTCCAAGTTCAGACTTGACAAACAACATACTGCTGTCCGCATTTGGTCAGTTACAAGGTGAATTTCATTGCAGAGGTTACTGCCACGAATTGCCAAACCAAGTTTCTTTTGTGCTGGATGCAATGCTTCATTTGCTGTGTCAATAAAGTTAATATACGGCTCACCAGTACGGTGACGCACTGTGAGGATACTTTCCCAAATTTCTCGGGCAGACACAGTATCTTTAACAGCACCAGAGTTTGGATCAATTAGTTGGTATGGCAGATCATTGTACACACAATCCATGAAGTGATCTGTTACGTTCACTGCGTTATGGATGTTTGTAGCTTTACGGTTTTCATCACCACCCGGAACGCGAATGTTGATAAACTCACGAATCTCTGGATGGTTTACATCCAAATAGGCTGAATAAGCACCTTTACGAGTTTCACCCTGTTTATATGCAGTCATACTACCATCAACAGAGTGGCTGAAAGGAATAACGCCCGGTGCCTTCTTGGACACTGTACGAACATCACTCCAATGACCACCAACACCACCACCAAAGATAGACAACCATTTGGTTTCGTCTTCATGGTAGATAAGCCCATCAATAGTATCTGGTACATGCGATAGGAAGCATGAGATAGGCAAGCCACGATCATTCTCGCCACTGTTAGATAGCACTGGCGAAGAATACATAAAATGCAGCTGTGACACTGCATCATACAAACGCTGCGCATGATCCGAGTCTGTAGCATAACGTGCGGCTGTTCGTGCAAAAGCATCTTGAGGGCTAACGTCACCCTCTTTCATGTAATGCTTACGAATCAGCTCAGCACCTTGTTCAGACAATAGTTCATCCCGGCGAGTATCAATGATTACATCATTTTTGTTTACTCCCACTTTCATTCAACACCTCATTCATAATTGTTGGGAAATACTCAGCTAGGGCTTCATGCACAGTTTTAGCCACTGCAATGTGTTCCAGTTGAGTACCGTTACTTTCACGGACGTCACAGTAGTGCATCCATGTACGAAGGTTTGCTGTCATATACATACGCGACATTGTAAGCCCTTCTGGCAACAATACTCGTGCAACTTCCTTTGCAACACCAGCATCAACCATACGGTTATAGTGATACTTGGTAATGTCAATGACTTCCTGTTGTGCGTCGAGCCATTTGTGGAGCAAGTCTTGTTTCTCTGCAACTGTTAAATAAGCTGCATTGGAAAGCTTGACACTATTCTGGCGGTTCTTCATGTCCTGCAAACGCAGTTCACGATTAATAAACGACTCGTCTGTCACAGAAGCATATCGTTGACTAAACTCTTGGAAACTTGCAGTGCGATGGCGGATAATCTGACGTGTGATATCTCGTGGTGCTTCGATTTCAATGGTTGCTGTAGCTTGTTCGAAGATAGACCAATGGTTATGCTTCTTGCAGTAGTTCAACAAACCAGCACTTGTTTCGAAGTTGTTTTGATTGCTTGGGTTGCTAACACGCGCTGCAAATGTGATAACACCTTCTGCATCAGGGATTTCAATGACTACAGGTTCGCTAACTGCAATCACTCGTGCCCTGATAAAATCATACTTCATAGGATTCTCCTTTGTTTGCATATTCTTTGTGATGTTCTTGTCTTAGCTTTTCAGCCACAATTGTGGCTTCCGCTAGTGAGAGTTTACCAACTCTGTAGTATGTACCCTCCACGCACACTTGTGCACGGTAGTAAATGCAGGTCTGAGTGTGGTAGTCCACGTAGACATTTTTAGGTAGTTTTGAGCGACTATCTGATTTACCACGGGCATTCATTGCGTTTTGAGAGCGAGTTGCCAACCGTAAATTACCGATTTTGTTGTTCATTGTGCAGCCGTCACGGTGGTCTACCACAAGCCCTTCCGGCACTTTTCCGTGGTGCATTTCCCAAATGATTACATGCACTGCTGTAATTTTAGTTAGTTGCTTGGAGTTTACCCACAAGTAACCTTTATTATGACTGCCCGCCTCTTTGCCTGCGTACACAAACCCTTTATATTTTAAGGGCAACCAGAACAGTTTTCCATCGCTGTACCGGAATAGTTTTGACCAACTATCCGTTACTTCTGCGGGCGACAATGTTTGCATACTCTGGATCAGTGGATTTAACAAACACGTTTTCATACATGATACCTTCACGATCTTTGATATCGCTCCATGCTTGTTCCAGACAAGATAGGAAGGACACACGGTTGCGAGCACACAGGTTTGCCAGTACGACAATAATGTCACCAACATCATCTTTAATATCTTTACCCTTGCAGATGCTGTCACTAAGTTCACCAACTTCTTGAACCAGTTTAGCAAATTGGGTTTTGTCATCACTACCTTCAATCAGGTTGCGATTGTGATGCCAAGTAACCATATCGCGCAGACGGCGACCAATTTCCAGGTATTCCTCTGTCTCTACAAATTCACGACGAATGTCTTTTGCAGTGCGGCTTGCACGTGGGATTACAACTTGAGCTTGTTCGGTCATTCAGTTTCTCCAAAGAAAATATTTACAAAAGCAGTAAGGTCTGCCATAGGTTGTCCGAGTGTTACATTGATGCGATGGCTAGTTGCACCGCCCACAGTAACGTAATTACGACTATCGTTTCCAAAGTCACGTCCCTCCGCATGTAGTTGTATGATATGAACTTCACATCCCACACCAACTAGATACTCAGCCTCTTCAGCAAATCCACCATCGGAAAATACAACTGTATCTGTACTGCCATCAAGTGTCTGGATTAGCTCGTAAGCTTTTGCACCAAAGAATTGCTTACCAAACTTTGGTTTGATAACTTCCTCACTAACATGGATCATTGCCTGTCGTGGTGACAGTCCACCAAGTGTTGGCATTGGTACTTCTTTAGTTGTTCTTCCAGATGCCAGCATTGCAAAGGTAACTAGGTCTACACCGTAGTAACTTGCAGTCTCACGATACAGAGCCTCTTTAAACTCCATACGCGGCCAACCAATCAGTTGTTGAACATTATTACCCAAAGTATCCTTACCAATGTTTGGTGGACCATTAAGAATGATTACACGCATTAGATGCTTTCCTCATTCTTATCTTCGCGGAAACGTACAAATGCAGGAAACCTAAGTTTGCCAGCCTCTGTAACTTCTCGATACTCAACTTGGATGATAGAGCCTTTCAACTTGTCACGGTGTGCCCAGATTTGATCACGAAGTAAGTCGTCGAAGCCACTGCCAACGCTACCATGTTTGGTTTGAATACTCCCGAGTGTTCCAAGGAGTCTACCATTTCCCGAAGTGAAGCCAGTGATACGAACATCGGCCTGCTTCTTTGGTACAACTTTAAGCCAAACATAAAACTTACCACTCTTATGCAGTTGACGTATTACCAGACCTTCGTCGCCATCTTTCAGTCGCATTTCCATCAAACCTTTCAACTTGTCGTTGTCTGGGTCTTTTGTTGTGCCCATGTAAAGGCGGTCATCAATCATGCCATCAGTAAGCTCATAGATCATATCCTGAGTTACTTCTTGATAAGACTGAGAGCGAACCAAGGATACAGAAGTGTTCCAATCTTTACTAAACACCTCTGCATCAGAAAACTGCAAGTGGTTTACATTATATAGCGGTTTGCCTGCACGACTTACAGGCTCACCCTTTTTGTTTCGCATTACACGAACACCATCAACTTTGCGGTAAACTTTCCAGTACCCTTTTAGTTGCTCGCCCTCGAAATACTTTGCCTTAACATAGCTTGTGCCATCGTCAAGCTGATTAACTTTAGACATCCTCTTCCTCCATAACTTCTATAGTAATTCTTACCTTTCTATTCCGAAATGCGAAGAAGTATTTTAGGAGCCCGCTAGTGTAATCTGTATAGTTGCTGTCAGCAACATTGATACTAAATGTTGGGCTTATTGTTCCAATGTCACTTACCACTGACTCGCTGACCAAGGTTACTTTCGACATTAGGATGCTCCCTTCTTTGCCATACGGGCTGCGATATATTCGCGGGCCTGAGTTCTTCGGATTCCAACTGTTGCTCCGGGTTCAATGCCAACCTTTCGCAACTTCTCTTTCTGCACTGCTGCTGGGTGCTTCGTAAACAAGATGACCTTCTTTTCAACTTCGGATTCCTCAATGCTCATACCACTCCTTTCAGAGTAGGTGATAATGGAATGACAAGGTTTACAAACAATTTCTAAATCAGCTTCTTTTACAAGTAATAGGTTTAGCAAATGCTGCCCTGCTACGACTGGGTCAGCACTTAGTGTACCAACAGTTTTCTTGTGGTTTACTTCAAAGTCCTCTGACCTAAACCACTTAGTGCATTTCTCACATTGATTGTGCCACACAAGTCTATTCGACTTTTTACTTGGCATTAACTTTCGGGTCTTTTGGAGTAACACCAATTTAGATGGGTGCTTACTCCAACAGCGTCTTAGTGATGAACGAATCCAAGCCAACATAGCTGCCTCAGATTTTATATACCCGTACATTACCTTTACCCTTGAAACACAAAAGTTCGAGAGCAGGTGTTAAACACTGACTCTTCAAAACGTGAAGTGTCATGGTGCCAAAGTTGCAACTTACTCTTATCTTCGTCAATGAATCGAGTTACCATGTACAGGCAACGACCTTGTTTGAGTAGGTGGTATTCCCAATCATCACCAAACACTTTCTTGTATTCACGACGAACAACTGACATACCCTCACCATAAGTTTCAGCATTACAGAGAAGTTCATATGCAGTGACAGCACCAACACCTTCACGAGCCATATAACGCTCACCAGCATTTTTACCAGACTTGCGAATTTTCTCAACTTGCTTACCACAACCCATGATGCCATCTGTAGGGTCGCCAACAAGTAATTGCCAACACAGGAACAAAGGCCCATTGCCTTTAATGGCTTTAGTAATCTTGCCAGTTGTTGCACTCACTTTGTTCTCAACTCGAAGGCCACCAGCACCTTCAACAATTGTGAACGATTCACCTTTATGTACAGTTTCCCAACGATAATGATGGCCACGGCATTGCAGCATATCTTTGTCAATCGTCGCAATGATGGTAGTTCCACCACGTTGATCTTGATAGATACACATCATATCATCTGCTTCTAATGAGTCATGAATCTCTGCATCCCACTTGTGTGTAGCATACGCTTTTGCAGCATCCAAATAATAAGGCCGCTCGACAAATTCTCGATTGGCCTTGTACTCTGGCATAACTGCAAAGCGGAAGTTATTCTTGCCACTAAAGAGCATCCGAACCTTTTTGGAGTTGGTACGATTCTTAATGTAGATAATTTTATTGTCAATGGCATCCAGAATCTTATCTAGATGCACATCGGCAAGCTCGTTACCATACTCAGCAGCAGAACAACATGCATACACAAGGAGGTCGCCATCAATCAACACTTCTTCATATTTGTGTGACATCGGAACCTCCTAACTATTAGTACAGCTCTTCTTCGGCATCCACAGCTGGATGTTCTGGAGTATCATCAGACATATCAGGTACATCTGCATCTACATCAACATCTTCAAAACCATCACTCTCTGTAGCTTCTTCCTCGTGCTCTGGAGCTTCAATGCCCAGCAACTTTTGCAGTTTGCTGCCTTGGAACGACGGTGAGGCCATGATGCGATCTTGATGCGCATACTGATTACCTTTGAAAAGCTTTTTCCACACTGCAAGGTCAGGCTCACCCAAGTCAAAGAAGAATGGGGTGTTTACTAGTGGACCAGCTACAGAGATATTCTTAGCTTTCATCGGTAGTACGGAAGTAATCTTATTGTCTTCCTTGCCAGCATTCTTACCAGATTGCTTCTTGTACTTCTGAATCATGACGGTGACAGGTGCACCGATCATTTCATTCAGGTCAAGAGTAAAGCCATCCGGGATTGCCGAAATGAGTTTGTAGATGTTTGCTTTCTCATCCATGTAGCCATCTTCGTTATAGGTAACTTCGAAGCTGAACACACGCGGTGCTTTCTCGTCAACACTGCCGTCTTCACTTACCATGAACTCGTCTAGCAATTCGAAACGGAATTCCAGTTTCAGTTTTGGTTCTGGGTATTGTGGCGAACCCGGTTGAAGACCCAAGTCAACAATTGACAGAACACGAGCATCATATGTGCCAGCATCCAGAAGTGGGGTGTTGCCGTATTTCTTTTTCTCGCCTGCTTTTACTGCTTTCTTAAACGCCATCGGTAATTCTCCTTACTGCTTAATAATTAGTGTTGCTTTTTGTATCCAGTCATTGACAACTTTCTGTATATCTACATCATACTGCTTACGTGAGTCAGTTAAGGAACGATCACGAATAGTTCTCGCAGAGTCAACGATGGTTCGATTTGGGTTTTCAGACTCAGGTCCAAATGCAATTTCAATTTCACCAAACACAGCTTTTGCAGAATTTTGTTTGCACTGCATCATATCGTGCAATGCTTTCAATGCCTTTTTCTTTACATCATTCATTAGTGAATCTCCGAATAGTTTTGGCCAAATTGTACTTCACAAGCAAGTGTGGCGTTCATTTTAACAATACCATTAACACGGCCAATTGCTTCAAGAACAATTCCACCCATCACTTCACGAGCTTTCTCATTGTTGCGCAGTTTCAAGATAACTTCGTCATGGAACTCCCCAAGTACAGGTGCAGGACGTTTGTGTCGTTCCATGCAAATCTTGTGCATTTCTTCAATCCAAATGTCGCAGATATAACTACCAGTACCTTGACACAAAGTGGAGAAGCGGTCTTTCTCAGATTTCAACCAGTACCAAATATTGTTTACTGGGTTGAGCTGCCAAGAATATCCATTCACTTTCTGTATAATGGTGTTCTCTGCAATCTTATCAATAGACCAGTTTAGGTCATGATAAGCCTGCCACAACTTCTCACCAACTTGGAACGGTACACCTGCTGTACGAGCTACAGTTGCAGGGCCAGCACCATACTGACAAGCATAGTTTGTGGATTTACCTTTGGAGCGAGTTGCACTGTGATCTTCCAACTTGTCCTTGTGCGCTTGAATCTGTTTCTCAGTGAGCAAGCCAGCAATGCCAGCAATAGTCAAGTGAGGATCAAACCCTGGGATTTGCTGCATTTTCACATACTCAGGGTCCCACTGCCATTGATAGTGGTGCTTACATTTATCTTCAAGTGAAGACAAGTCACTGCCAAGAAGTACAAAACCTTCTTCTGCAATGAGTAGGCCACGAATCTCTTTACCGTATGGAACACGTCCAGAGGGAAGGTTTACAAGTTCCCGGTGCTTCAAGCGTAATGTGTTTGTGAAGCCTTGTGCTCGTGCAATGAGGTAGCCATCGACGTTGTTCTCAATGAAACCTTTAACCATACCAAGACGATGTTTGAGAATACCCAAACCTTTGATATGTTCAAACCCTTGTTCAGGGTGTTTCTTAATGAGAATGTCAATGCCTGGATCAACTGCACCACCACTATTCGGCACATTCACTTGTGCTGTTTTCTTTTCTTCCCCAGTTTCTTTGTCGCGTGTAAACTTGAATGTCTGAGGAACCCAACCAAAACTATCCAGCCAATCTTTAACTTGAATTGGGCTGTTAGGATTTGGTTCTTCAATCTTGCCAACTACTACAACACCATCACAATCCATTGGCTCACCTTCTTGAAGGAGAAGTGTGAACCATTTGACACCTGTAGCGGAAAGCTCACCATTAGCCTTAAATGGCTTTTTAGGTGGCTCTTTCAAAAGCATCTTTTCTACTTTTGGCATAACCTTTACAAGCTCTTGTACTTGCATGTTCAGCTTTTCTTCCAACACTTTTTGCAATGCTTCTGTAGCAGGTACGTCAAGTTTCCACTTGTTACGTTGCTGCACCAACATGTGGCGAGACTTCATTGCAATGTAGTCTTTCAGGTGTTTGAAACCTTTCGGATACATTTTACTCAATGCACGAGTTTGCTCTTTAACAAGTCGGCACTGAATGCGTGTATCCTGCATTACCCGATGGTTGTACTCATCTTGTGACAAACCTTCCCAAGTTTCAATCTCAGGTTTAGGGATGCCATAGTCTTCACCGTATTCAGCCAAACCGTGGCGTTGACGTTTTGGTTCCAAATACCATGAAAGGTAAAGCGTATCTTCAATCTCGCAATGTTCAATGTTTGTATAATTCAGGAAGCGCAATGCCTCACCATCAAATAACATACCATTGTGCATGTAGAGTTTTGGATTGCGCTGCAAGAAAGGTTGAAGTTTACTCAGTGGGTATACTTCAATACCTTTGTATTGTTTCTTTGACAAATCAATGGTTTCAAATTGATTACTGAAAAGAATCTCTTGTCCAGTTTGAATGTCTTTGAAACCCATGTTGTGAAGTAACGGCTTTTCTTGCAACAGCATCTGATGCAACAAGCCTGTCGTTTCAATATCCGCTGCATACTCAGCCATATTAGGTTCTCCTAATTATTATCTATTGTGAGTGATTGTAACAATCGCAATCACCCCATCCGGGCACTTCTTCACGTCCACAACCGGGACAACGTGAAACAAACAATTTGAATTTCATTTGCATTCTTCTTTCTCCACAATAAACCAAGGTAGCCAAGTTGGAGTTGTTTCTCCATTCTTATGTCCGACATTACGTCGGAACATTACACCATGCTTGTCTGACCATGCTTGTCCAATGTATTTGCCGCCATCATCGTAAATCCACTTCACTTCCTCGCCGGGAATGCTGGCTGTACATTGCTTTACAATCTCATTGCCACAACGATAAAAGCCAGGTTGTATAATGTCGTACAAACTATTTACAACTGGCAGCTCTCTTCCAATCATCATTCTTCCCCTTGCCGTTGGCAAATGTATACTGTTAGCTGTGGCTTTGTGTAGGGAATTTCTGCCCTACACTCACCCTCACTTGTAAAGGTTCTTTTATGAATTACGCAATTGTCATAGTCTGTACAAGCTATGATGATAAGAGCCCAAAGCATTTCACACCTTCTTGAAAGTGTAACCTTTCATATTGATCTTTGTTGAGTCATCACCTTCAATTTGTACACCTGCACGAATCTTGTCGCACACGATGAACAAATCTGGCAATTGACTTGCCTTACAGTTTCGACTAATCAAAACACCCAGCAGTTTAAAATATGGAGTAACTTTAACTACCCCTGCTGGAGTCGTGCAAGTTACGTCAAAGTTCAAGTTTCGATTAGTCTTCGACATATGGATTATCCTTTAAGAATTGATCAAGGTCCATGACATAATCTGGCTCCAATCCTAGATCAGAGATTAAGGTTTCTTCCAGATCAATAAATGTATACTCGGAAGGCATATCACTTATACATTCAAGTACAAAGTCATGTGCCTCCACGTGCGTCATTTGGTCACGTTCCATGAGGATTTTAACAATACGGTTAATTTCCTTTGGCATGTGTTTCCTACCCTACCTTTCGGTTCTCGTATAGAGCATCATCCCAATTGCGTTGTACCAACCGCCCAGTAGATGACTCATAGTAAGTTTTGCAAGAGCCTGTTTTACCATACTTCCGGTTCTTCAAAAGTCGGATAATACTGCAATTAGGGTCTTGAGCTTGTTTGTTACGTTCAAAACCAATCATCATGTGACTGTAACGCATCAATGCACGAGAACCAGTAAACTGAGATTCAAGTACACGACCACCAGCTTCATGACTTTTGGCACTCTTATCGGGTGCATTTAAGTGGCTGAATATAATTGCTTGGAAGTCAAACTTCATGGCAAGCTCAACAAGCTCTTTAGCAACCAAACCAATAAACTCATTCTTTTCAGATGAAGGTAAACCTTCTGACAATGTTGTCATGTTATCCAATAAGAGTTCATCAATATCATTACCATGTGTGCGAATAGCTTGTTTGATAGTTGCCCATGTTGTTACAGGGTCACTAACTTCATCAGGATTCCAAATGGTAATGTTGTCGTTGATAGACATTGCAGTTGCCCGCAATACCTCCTTGTCGAACACCGTACCGGGAACGTGGTAGGGGGTGTCATCCAGCTTGCCACAGACGTTACGAACAGTCTCCGCTGGTGACTCCTCCATCATTATCATAAGCGTCTTCCAGCCGTGCTGGCGGGCGTTGTAGGCCGTGATTTCGTGGGCTAGCAGTGACTTACCTACGCCAGTGCCAGCACCGATGCAAATCAGCTCGCCTTTCCGCTGCCCGTAGGTGAGGTCAGTGAGTCCGGGCCAAGGGTAGTCCATACCGTACACCACGGCTTCTAGGGCTTCGTTCACGAGGCTTTCTACGCTCAGCAAGGAGGTAGGGGCGGCTGCCGCTGACTGGAACACCACGGCGTCCCTAGTGGCCTTCATGAGTCCGTTTTTTAAGCAGGCGTTTGCGTCCTTTGCAGGTAGGGCTGCAATCATCGCATTTGGCAATAATTTACTCTGAACAGACTTAGCAGCCTTTCTGCCTGGGCCATCATTATCAAAGCACAATACGACCTTCTTCCATATCTTGTTAATCTCGTTAAGATGCCGTGCAATATCACGCTCAGCACTATCTACACCATGAGTAAGAGAAACAACAGCAGCATCCTGATTTGCATACTTAGTGCCACGTTGCATTTCTTTCAACATGTATCGGAGTGCAATAGCATCTTCCTCACCTTCTGTAATGTATAGTGTCAGGCCACCAACTTTCTTGGCACCAAGCCACCCATACATATCAGCATCTTTAAGATCACCAACAGACCACATCATCTTCTGTTCAAGTAGCTTAATCTTGTAACCAATAACTTTCCCATCATTTGTAAATGGGTGACAAATTGCATTGGGTGTTTTGCCGTCATACTCAGATAAAGCTAAACGTACACCAAATTGCTTCCATGCCTCAGGTGGGATTGAACGATGTTTAAAGTCAACAAACCCACACTTACGAATGTCAGCAATTTCTTGGTCAATTTGTTCTTGTGTCTTCGGAACTGGTGGCTCTGGTGGATTGTCACCGTAAGGGTCTACCACCTTTGTACGGCAGACATAACAGTAGCCACTGTATGTCCCATCTTCATTGTAAAAAGTTTGTAACCCATTTGAACTGCCACAGGAGTGCGGCAGTTTCTCTAAACATTTTCCTGCCACATTATTCTCCCTATTGGAACTTGCTTGCAAGAACACTTGCCAAACGAACTACCGAACTGTTTGTGGTGTTGCCATACTGACCCTCTTTCTCACGAGGAATTACACCCGGAATTACATCCAAAACATCTTGTAGTGCCGTAAGTTCTTGGTTCAATTTCTCGCGTTGCTCTTGTGAATACTTAATGCTACTATCTTTACTTTCAATCGCCCTCTTATGCTCAGCATTCATCCGCGAGATATCCTCCAAATGGTCGTCAGCTTTTTGACTGAACTCCACATTCTGCTGTACGATCTTTGCTTTCAAGTCTTCAACTTGTTGGGTCAGTGCTGCAATTTGTTCACGCATATTCATAATTATTCCCCTTTATGTTTCTCAAAGAGAATGCCCGAAATGAAGGCATTCATTTTCTCGTAAAGTTCACGTTTGGTCAAAAATCCACAACGAAGAACGTCGTCAACTTGTCCACCTGTTGATTTGCATTGGTGTAACTGTACTTTTCCATACGCATGGTATAGGTGAAATTTACCTACTGCGAAGTGCTCAGGTGGAACTTTCTTGTTGAATACAATTTCATTCAACCTGTGTACTTTACTTGCAAGGTCTGCTTCTGTGATTCGTTGTGTCACAACACACCTCCATCTTTAGCTGACTCCGGACCATACTTCACAAGCATGAAGAAGTCACGTCTATCTTTCTTTGATTGTAGGTTTAGTGTAGTTGCCCACACAGTTGCATTCCACCAACGCTTAAACAATGTATGGCAGCAAGTAACAATGATGTTTACATTGTCGCGACGCATTGTGAAGAATTGAAGGTACAAGGGTTTACCAGCAGTCGCATGCTTCCTAATCTCAGCTATTTCAGCTTGATATTGTTCATCAGCTTCAATTGTTCCACCTTTCTCTGGTAGAACAAAACCCATACCTTCAAACAGTGTAATTGCTACAAGATACTTTTCTTTTGTCATGAGTAGGACAAAGTCAAAGTCAGTATTCAACACTGGTGGATTGCAAATGATACTGCTACCTGTGCATATAAAGGTAATACACTCATTTTCAACTTCTACTGGCAATTGCATATTAATTACTCATCCGAATGAAGTGGTAGACCATTGTGTGGTCAGTTTCTTCACCTTGCAAGATCACAGTGCCATCACCGTAGAAATACAAAGCCTCATAGAATCCATCAACACAACGACTCATTACACCGATTGCATATGCACAGGAAACACCCGGTACACATTCATAAGTGCCATCACGATCTGTTTCAAGCTTTGGCAACTGATGTTGTGACCAATCATTAATTTGGCACACTTCACCAACTTGCATAATCAATGCCAATGAGTTTTCCATGTTAATGTTACTTGGCAACATTCCCATAGCTTGCACCAAAACATTTGGGTAATCTGGTGTTCCCATGTATTGTTTACATGGATCAAGGTCTTTACGAATTTCTGTAATTTTACTTTCCATTTCTTTCCCCGTTCAAATTAGAACAAAAAGCCCTATCACCATGAAAGGCAATAGGGCTCAACTACTTAAGCGTATTGCTTACAGCAGGTCTTCGTCAGCGGCTTCGACAACTTCGACAACTTCGAATGCTTCTTCTTTCTTGGCACCAGCTTTCAGCTTGGCAGCACGCTCAGCTTTAGCAGCAGCTTTCTCAGCGTTCAGCTCGACAGCTTCACCATCCCAACCTTCAAGGAAAGCACGGAATTCAGCAATAGCGTTTGCACGCATAGTACGGCCACGGCCAGTTTCACCTTCGCTGTTCAGGAATGCTTCTACATCGGCAGGAACTTCCAGAACAAAGTCAAGTTTGGTCTGGTGCTTTTCAGCACGTTCCAGCGAGGTAAACTGCTTACCGTCGGTGGTGGTGAACATTTCTACTTGTACAGCTACGCTTTGAATCTTCGACATGTTTTGTTTCTCCTAGGAAATATTTGTGCGTCTGCACGTTAATGCTGAAGAACGTTCTTCAACACTTTTGCCTCACTGTCCCAATGACACTTTCAGCAAATCTCGTTT